TTAATGTAGTTAAAAGAGAAATAGAAAACTCTTGGAATTGGCATTGTTTAAGAGAAACTCTTACTGCTACTACTTCTGATGGTAACTTTAACTATGTGTTATATGGAGCAGGAACTACTTCACGTATATTAAATGTATACAATGATACAGATGATATAGCTATGTACCCACGTTCAGGTGAATGGTTTGACCAACAAATGAGAATGGTAGATACTGTTCAAAAAGATTCACCTATGTATTATAATATTAATGGTGTGTCTTCAGCTGGTGATATGCAAATGGATTTTTATCCTGTTCCTGATGGTGTATATACTATTCGTATTAACATAGCTAAACAACAGGACTATTTAACTACAGCTTCAGAAAGAGTTTTAATAGATGGTGATTTATTAGTAGAAGGAGTGTTAGCAAGAGCTATATCAGAACGTGGTGAAGATGGTGGTATGCCAGATCAAGAACTACGTTATCGTAATATGTTAGCTGATTTAATTTCTATTGAAGCTGGACATAGACCTTTTGAAACTATTTGGTCAGCTACATAATGCCTACTGCACCCTTACAAACTACGAGCATATCAGCTCCTGGCTTTTTAGGTCTTAATACTCAAGACTCAGGAGTTAATTTAGAAAGTGGTTATGCTACAACAGCTAATAATTGTCTTATTGATAAGTTTGGTAGGCTTGGTGCAAGAAAAGGGTGGCAGTTAAAAACTACGTCTACTCCTATAGCTTCAGGTTCAACAGTAGATAGTATATTTGAATTTAAAGATGTTGATAGTACAGTAACAATTTTATCAGCAGCAAATAATAAATTATTAAAAGGTACTACAACTCAAACAGAAGTTTCTATTTATGAAGCAGATGAAACAACTGTAAAAACAAGAGCAGGTACAGGTAATAGATGGCAGTGGGCAAGTTTACTTGAAGGTACAGGACCTACAGCAGAGTCTTATGCAGTAGCTACACAACGTGGTAATAACATGTTAGTGTATAGAAGACGTGGACATTCTGGCGACTATATCTTTCAAGAAATTGTCGATTATGTAGACGGATCTATTCCAACAGGTGTAACTACTTTTGATCCTGATTGTTGTTTAAGTGCTTTTGGTAGAATATGGACAGCAGGTATTACTAGTAACCAATCTACTATTTATTTTAGTAAGATTAATGAACCTGCGAATTTTGCAGGTAGTGGTTCAGGTGTATTAGATATATCTACAGTCGTTGGTGGTAATGACCAGATTGTAGCTTTAGCACAACATAATAATTATTTAATTGTATTTTGTACACATCACATTGTAGTTTATGAAGGAGCTAATTCTCCAGCTACAATGCAATTAGCAGATGTTGTTAAAGGTATTGGTGCTATTGCTAGAGATTCTGTACAAGCTACTGGTACTGATTTAATCTTTCTATCTCGTAGTGGTGTTAGAAGTTTAAATAGAACCATACAAGAGAAGTCTTTACCAATGAGGGAGCTATCTCTTAATATTAAAGATGACTTATCTAGTTATTTAGCTGTAGAAACACTTAATAACATTAGAAGTGTTTATTATGAAAATGATGCTTTTTACTTAATAACATTTCCAGGTTCTCGTATTATGTTGTATTTTGATTTAAGGTCTGCTTTACCTAATGGTGCAGCTAGGGCTACTATTTGGAAATCTGATGATGGTAGTGTTTATAACGCATTTTGTAATACAGAAGACAGAAAACTTTTATTAGGTGTACCTAATGGTATAGCAGAGTATTCAGGATATTTAGATAATACTGCTACTTATGACTTTGAATACTATACTGCTGCATCTGATATGCAACAACCTACTACAAATAAACTACTTAAACGTGCAGAACTTGTAGTTATAGGAAGTGGTGAACAAGATTTTACTTTTAAATGGGGATATGATTATAATCTTAACTTATCCTCACAAGTAATTAATAGAACATTTGGTGTTACCACACTATCTCGTTATAACATGACTTATAAATATAATGTAGATAAGTATAATACAGTTGGTCTTGGTGTTCAACCTATTAAGATTAACTTAGGTGGATCAGGTAAAGTAATACAATTTGGTGTAGAGTCAACAATTAATGATGAAGCACTAAGTGTTCAGAAAATAGATGTATATCTTAAAACAGGGAAGATAATATAATGACAGCTTATACTAAATCAACAAACTTTTTAGCAAAAGATTCTTTACCAGATACAGATGCTGGTAAGATTATTAAAGGTTCTGAGTTTGATACAGAATTTAATAACTTACAAACTGCTGTAAATAGTAAAGTTGACACAGTATCTGGTGCATTATCAGGTACTCCTACTGCTCCAACTGCAACAGCTGGTACTAACAATACACAAGTAGCTACTACAGCTTTTGTTACAACAGCAGTAACTAATGCTCATTCAACTCATGGCACTATTGTTACACAAGATTCTAATGCAGTTAATCTTACAGGAGGTAGTGCTACAGGTATGACAGCACTTACAGGTACAACAGTTACAGCTTCTACTACATTAGCCGTAGGTGCAGGATGGACAGCAGTACAAGATGGCAGTAATAATTTAGTATTTAAGTATAGTGGTACAAGTGTAGCAAAGATTGACTCTAGTGGTAACTTAACAGTTATTGGTGATATAACCGCATTTGGAACTATTTAATGGCTACTCCTTCTGGAACAATTAGTTTTTCTCAAATACAATCTGAATTAGGTGGTGCTAATCCTATTAGTATTAGTGAGTATTATAAAGGAACTACTATTATTCCTACTAATGTAGGCGGAGCAGGTACTATACCTACATCAGGTACAATAGATGCTTCTGATCTACGTAGTAAACCTGTTACATTAAGTTATACGCAAGGAACAAGTCCTCTTGTAACAAGTAATGGTAATCCATCAAATAACCCAAGTTTAAATATATCTAGTTATTTAACAAGTAAAGAAAAACAAGCAGGACAAACATTTATTATTGTAACTTATCCTAATGCTGGTAGTTTTTGGGCATATATGTCTGATTTTGTAAATACATTTACTTATGGTACATCTCAAACATATACAAGTCCAAGTACAGGAAGTAAATCTACATTTAGACAAATTACTTATGATGGAGTAAATACTATTTCTTTTTATTGTTATTATTCAGGTGGTAGTACAAACTATAAAGAAAGTGGCTGTTATTTAAAAGAACTACGTTACGAGTAATGACACAGACAGATTACGCAAATATATTATATAAGATTTACGGCAGTCCAAAAGAGATAAAAAAAGAATTCATAAAAGAAGCACTAGATTGGGAATATTTCCCAGTTTATAAAAATGACCATATTGCTGCTTTATTTATGACTAAGGGAAGTGATATACATTGTGGATGCTTTCCTGAATACAAAGGTCGTTGGTTTCCTATGAAAAGATTTCAACGAATTATCAAAGACATACTTCTTAAATATGGAAAAGTTACAACCTCCACATTTGAGGAGTCAAGAAAGTTTGTAGAACGACTAGGATTTAAGGAAGTATCTAAAAACAATGAAATTATACATTTTATAAAAACAGAGGTCTAATATGAGTTTTGTAACCAGTTTATTTAAAAAGCCAAAAACTCCTGACTATAGTCAGATGAAGTTTCAGCCTTATTCTATTTCAGGACCATTAGGTGGTGTGAAATTTGATGAAGGTGCTAAGACAGGTCAAGTTACTTTAAGCCCTGAAATACAGCAATTTATGGATTTATACCTTCGTGGTGCTAAAGAAATGCTGCCTTCACCAACAGATACACAATTTGCTACTGATATTAGTACTTATGGAACTAAACTAGTTGGTGAAGCTACAGGTAGAGACCTCAATACCCAAATAGCTGATGAATATAAGCGTAAACTTAAACTATTAGAACCAGAAAGAACTGCTGAAGATATTAGGTTAAAAGAGCAATTATATGGTACTGGAAGGTCAGGGGCAGGGATTTCTTTAGGAACAGGAGGGTATATTAACCCTGAATTATATAGCTCTTCTCTTGCCAGAGAACAAGTTAATCTAGGTCTTCTGTCTGATATTGATAGATTAATGAGAGAAAGACAAATTGAAGATTTACAGAGAGGAATTGGTTTATATGGTATGGGAGAAGAGTTAAGATTATCTCCTTATACGCAATCATTTGGTTTATTAAGTCAAGGTGCTGGATTAGGTTCACTAGTAGATCCTTATCTAAGCTCTGCTATTTCAGCAGGTGGTGCAAGTGCTACTGCTGGTGGTAATATTGTGGGGGCGCAGCTAGGACAACAACAAAGCAATTTAGGTTTCTGGGGAAGTTTACTAGGTGGTATTGGTGCAGGTGGAGGTTTCTCTGGGCTAGGTAATTTATTTAAAGGCTTTGGTGGCGGAAAATCTTATTTCTAAGGATAATTTATGGCAACAACAGAAGTAGTTAAAAGTATATTTGGGTTAAGTCCTCTTGACATCCAAAAAGCTAGACAAAAAAGAATTGAAGGTCTTTATTCTAGTTTTGCAAGTAAAGGTGGAAGAGAAGGGTTTGGCGGTGTACTAGGGTTAGCTATTGGTCAAGGAATCTCTGGACTTCTTGATGTTAATGATCCTGAACTTCAAAAAGCCAAAGATATGGCTGATATACAAAAACAAGTTTCAGCAGACCTAAGCCCTGAAGATATTTCTAATCCTAATATTTATTTTTCTCATCTTGCTGACTTATTATCTAAAAAGGGTTATGGTACTGAGGCTTCTCAAATCTTAGCTGTGGGTGCTGATGAAATCCAGAAATGGGATAAGAGCCAACAAGAAGCTAAATTAACACAACTTAAAATTAATGAAACAGAGCAAGACATTCAAGACAGAGAAGGGTTTAAATCTGATGTGGAAGCTCTCCAACTTACAGCTGCTGCTAGAGGAACACCTCCTACTTCTCAAGAGATTTTAGAAATAGCTTCTAAGTATTCAACTGCTGATAAACTTCTTAATATTGCCCAAACAGATATACAAAAAGACAAATATTATGACTTTATGGTTAAAAATGCTGAACGTAACTTTAAGAATCAAGTTGCATTAGCTGAACAACGAGGAGCTGATGCTAAAGAACTCGAAGCTATTAAACAAAGTTATCGTAAAGAAATTGAATTTCTTAAAGCTAAACTAGGTACAGGAAAAGGTAGTAAGAGTAAGTCTGGTGTGTATGAAAGAGTTTATGGTGGTCGTATAGTTACATCAGCTTCTGAAGTAGGAATGGCTGCTACAAACTTAAATGTATTAACAGGTGGAGGTACTACCCCACAAACTGCTGGTTTATTTAAAGACCTAGAGGGTAAAGGAGTTCTTTCAGCAGGAACAAAATTCTTTGGACAGACTGTTACTGACTCTGACCAACAAAAATACGAAGCAATTATGCGACCTGTCATTTATAACTTAGCTCAGCTACAAGGATCTGGTCAAGTTCCTAGACAATCACAGATTGATAATTTAATGAAATCTCTAGTTGTTGAGCCTGGACAAAAGTATGATGCTCAAATTGTTAAGATGGGTGAATTACGACAAATCTTTGAAGCATCTGCTGAAGCTGCTTTAGTAAATCCTGCGTTGACTGCTGAACAAAGAAAAATTGTAAATTCTAACGTAGATCGTCTTAGAAAAGCAATCCCATTCACAGGTCAAGATGCAATTCTTTATGGTAAGTATATTAAATCTACTAAAACTCCATTAAACTTTGGAGAATGGTTAGATAAAAATGGTAAAGGTCGTGGGGTTGTAGGACATGCTAAACTAGGTGATAAAGTTGTAGATCGTCCTGTAAGTGCTACAGATCAAGAATGGGAATCTTATGTAAAAGATATAGGAGCTTCTATTTATATTCCTGGAATGGATGAAGTTAGTGGCGATATGGATCTTGAGGCTTTACTTGAATTAGAAAAAGAAATGATGGCTAATGAGGATATTGACTAATGGTTAAAACCTATGAAGAATGGAAAGCTGAACAAAATCAAACAGTAGAAGTTTCTCAAGAAGCTACAGATACTTCAACAGGAGACTCCATTCCTTCGTTTGAGGATTGGCAAAATAATAAACCTGCGGACAAACCTAAGTCAGTTGATGAAATTATTGCAACAAGTTCAGATCAAACCTTGTGGGAAAAACTTACAAGTCCAACTGCACCTCAAGAGTTTAATTGGGGTAATGTAGCTACGTCTGCTGGAGTAGGGGCAGGGGCAGGCTTGGTTCTTCCAATAGGTGGTCCTATTATTGGGGGAGGGTATGGACTTATTTCAGGAGTTGCAGGTGAAATTGCTAGAACTCAAGGGGCTAGTCCTTTAACAACATTTGGGGTTGAAGCTTTCTCAACAACACCTATTCCGTTATTAAAAACAGTTGCTTTAAAATCTTTAGGAATACTTTCATGGAAAGGTCAGAAAATATCTAATTTACTAAAGACAACTAAAGACGAGGCTACGGCATTATATAGAGCTAAAGAGACAACTTTTGGTAAAGACACTATTGAAGGGATGTACACTACGCAAAATAGTGACCGAGTTCAAGCTGCGATCAAAAGTAAATTAGCTAGTCAAGGACTTAAAGATATTCCAGAGAATATGAAAGCTTCTGACATTATGAGAAAACAACTATTTGAAGATATAGATAATATGGTGGATGTTCAACCTTTTACAAAATCGGCTGCATTTAAAGACTTAGTTGCGGATATAGATGTTTTATTTCAACGTGGGTTCATTAATAAAAATGAACTTAAAAACTTAAATAAAACCTTAATGACCCAACTTTCTACTAATCCTGATGTAAAAGCTAAGTCTTCAAAAGATTTACTCGATCTAATCCAAAATGGTGGGCTCTTTGTAGAAAAAGGTGTTACTCAAACTAAGATTCCTAAAAAGGCTCAAGAAGCTTTACGTATTCGTTTTAATGAATATCTCGAAACTAATCTTGGTCGTAGAGGATATGATAATCTTAAACGTGTAGAACAAATGGAATTTGTAGCTGAAGCCAGAGACTCTATCCCTTTACTGCTTGATAGTCAATTTAAGGGTTTAACTTCAGAGGTTCAAAACTCTTTGGTTAATATAGCTAAGTCTCCTAGAGGAAAAGCAGATTTTTTAGATGCTTTAAAACAGCACTTTAAAAACTTTGATAAATCTACAGAGGCTAACCCTGATAAGTTAATGGCTGAGTTTCATAGACTAAGACCTATACTAGAAAAATCAGGATTAGCAACAAGAGATGAACTAGTAGATCTTTCTACTAAGATTAAAGGTCTTCCAGAACAAGTTTCTAAAGAGAAAAGATTTAATACAATATCAGATATGGTAGATGCTCTATTAATTGGAGCTGGTGGTAACATTATAAAGGAAACTACCCCTGAAATACAGGAAGTTTTTAGTTTATAAGCTTTAAACGCATTTTAAGCCCCGTGGTGAGGTTTTTAATGTTTTTGATACCTTACCCTAGGGCTAGTTATAAAAATGCAATACAGGGCGATTGTGAAGGTCAATCTTGGTGATACCAAGCAATTTGTACCCTAACAATGCCAACATCTATCAAAAGATAACCAATGGAGTATTGATCGACATATGCTTCAGTTATCTCTACTCCAAATTGAATTCCACAGATCCAATGTAGTGTAATATCCATTACGATACCTCACAAGTTCCACCTGAACAAGCAACATTATCCTTAGCCTCAGTATTGTCATCTTCCTCGATAACCTTAGTTAAGTCAATAGCTTTTAAATGCTTATATAGGCGATTAAAAGTTAGTTCATCACAATCCTCAAATGGTGCTTGAACATAAGTGCCACCATCATAAGGCAACACAGAAATACCTGTGTAGTGCTGTCTATTTTGCCACATCCAATTACCACATGCTTCCCATTGATGATCTTTCAATGAAATAGTACATGATACATTGTGCATATTATCCCCACGATTATGCCCACCTACAATCCATTCTTTATTAAAGCGTTTAACACGTTCTAGAATGTCTCTATATGGTTCTGTTCTTAAGATAGCACCTTCAGGAGCTTTCTGTGGGAAAGACATAACTGCTTCTAAATGTGGTTTGAATTGACAATCTTCTATCAATTCAGGTACAGTATCAATCATGTATTGGTACAAAGGTTCG